CAATCGCACCGCCATTGGCGAATTTCTTTTTCTTAGGTGCGGCACTCATGTACTGCTGGGCCGACATCGGTGCCTCTTCGAAATCCTTGCGGCGCGTAGCGGTCGTTGGGCTGTACGGGTCACGCCCTTGACGATTGTACTCGTCCATCATCGCCCTTAGCATCTGATTGCTGATCGATGGCTCATCAGGGTGAACACCGAAAATGCGAGGATCGCGATACTGCATGTTGAACGCCATGCTTTCGTACGACGGCTGATCAACGGTTGGCGGATTAGGCGCACTCGGTGGTCCACGACGTCTGTTCAAGTCGGTCATTTCATCCGGGCCGAGTTCACCGGATCGAAACAGCATGCCCAGCGGCACTGAATTGCGCAAACCGGCCAACAGCGTGGCCGCGTCGATTGGGTCTAGGCCCTGCAGGAAGTCGTCGATCAGATTACTGGGCATAAGGGTTCCCTCGGTTGGGTCTGTATTCGTCGTCCACGTAGTCGTTGTCCGGTGGTATCGGATCGATTTGCAGGAACGACATGTCTTTCAGCAGTCGCAGTGCTTGGGACAGCGTGTCGGTCAGGTCATCCCGGTCTGCCTCGGGGAATGAGCACACTTGGGAGACCAGCGGCTCTGCCCAATCGCGCGGTTGGCCCGGATGGACGAGCGATTCGGGAATGTAGACGCGGCCGTGTGCAATGATGTTGGCGACCAGATGCAAACGCTGTACTTTGTCGGCGCGGCCCGGGTTGTAGGCGCGGCACGGCACACCGGCACGCTGTAAGTCCTGCAAAATGCTAATGCCTGACGCCTTGTCCTCGACGAGCACGAGGTCCACCTTTTTGCCGGGGTCGCCGTAGATCGAGCCGTACTCGTCGATGATCTTGGGTCGCAAATCGGGGTACGCGAGGAAGTCCTCCCAGCAGTCGATGAGCATAGCGCAAAGCCCGCTGTCCTCATTCGGCCGAAAGATGCCCCACACGGAGCACGCGGTCGGATCGTTTTGCGTCTTTTCAGTGTACGCGCAGTCGTAGGACTGGAGCACATAAAGGAATTCGGGCAGTACCTTTTTCGCGTCCCACAGCTTGAACCACTCGCGTTTGACGATGCCGTAGTCTTCGGGGTCGATGACCTCCGCGTACAGCTCCTGCCGCCCAATGCGTGTGCCCTCGTACTGCGACACGATTTCGTCACGAAACGTGGGTGCGAGGTTATTGAAATTCTCGTGCGTTGTGCCTGTGGTGACGATGACGCGGTCCTCACTAATCAGGCGGCGTACGATCGGGATGGGCTTTGGCGTGGTGGTGATGCAAACGCGGGGCTTTTGCCCCAGTCGCAGGCCAAACATTAAGTTGGACCACATGTCCTCCGCATTGCGGAATTTCGCCAGTTCGTCCACCCAAGCCAAATCGTGCTGTGGTCCCCGCAATGTCTCGGGGTCGTTGTCCGAGTAGATCGTAGCGATCGCGCCATTGGGCCACTCCAGTCGCCGCTTGGAAGGTACAAATACCGGCTTGCATTTGGGGTGCGAGATGGCCAAAATGCCCGATTCGCCTTCCACCATCACATCGCGTGCGTCGCCCGCGTCTTCGGCAATGAGTGCAATGCGGCCAGCCAGTCCGTTTTCGGCATGGTAGCGCACGAATTCGGCACCACAGCGGGTTTTGCCCCAGCCACGCCCGGCGAGGATCATCCAAATGGTCCAGTCGTCACCCGGTGGTATCGTCTGGTTGTGCCGCGCCCACGTGGGCCAGTCGTAGAAGAGTTCGAGTGCTTCGCGGTCCGACAACTCGTCCACGAACTCGTGCCAGTTCGCCGAATCGACGATAGTCGACTTTTTACTCCGCCTTTGAGCGCGAGTTAAGACGTTGGGCAAGGCGATCACGGAGACCTTCGATGTTGATGTTCGAATCAAGCTGGCCCGACACGTTCATATTGACGTCTTTCGAGCGGAATTTCGCGTCGTACCCCATGAGGGTGAACTGGAGCAGTGAATCACTGAATTTCTTCACAGTCTCGCCCGTTTTGACGCCCTGATGCGTAAGCGGCTCGTCGTGTCCCACCACAGAGCGACGATAAGCTTCAGCACGCATGGTATCGACCATTTCTTCCTGAATGCTGTCCATGATGCCGTCGAACAGCTTGTGGTCACCGCGCCAGCCGATCAGCGTTTGCCGGTGGATGCCCGCCGTGTTGTAAGCGTGACGTAAGGAGAAACGCGCTTCGGGCGGACCATCACGAAATTCGGCGATGATCTGGAGCATTTTGTACGCTCGTGTTTCTTCCATCAACGCTAAGTCGCCGATTGCCACGACGCTTGGGTCGTTGCACGTGGGCGAGTGAGCCAAAAGGCACGAATCACTGGGTGGATGCCGCACGCGGTCACGGACGATGGCGTCCAGCAGTATTTGCACAGAGATCCCAGCACGACGCTCGTATTCGGCGATCGTAGCGGGTCCAATGTCTTTCAACAGTTTGCGTTCGTCAGGTAAGGCCATGAAGCGAATTAAAACACAGATGCCACGCGGCACGCAATACCCGGCGTTGTATGACCAAGCGTTATAGCGAAGCGTCCGAGCATAGCCGGAAGTTATAACGCTTTTGTGCGCACACACGAGAAGCCCAAGATGAAGCCCTAAGTGGTGGTGGAGGAATATTCGACGTCTGAAGACCCCCGTTTGTTCCACAACGATGGAACGGTGATGGAACGCATCACTGCCTCACAAGCCCCGTCCGACGCGGGTTTCGAGACACACAGCCCGTGTACCATTGTTCCATCTAATACCCCCCGCCTCGAACCATGCCGTTGACAGGGCAGTACCCCCGCGTGCGCATGTAACAATGGAACACCGGGTCTTTTTTCGAATGGGAGGAGCGTTCCATCATGCGTTCCATCTTAATGGAACGGTGGAACGTTGCTTTTCTTGTTCCACCAGCGTCGGGAGATCCGACACGAGTACAGCGCATTGCACGCCGTGAACGAATTAAACCACGAATTCGCGCAGTGCCACAAGTACGTCCTCGGTGCTACAGGCTTTTTTGTCGAGTCGCTGGCCGTACGAACGCCACTCGGCCCGAGTCCAGTCGTTGGTCGCCAGCTCCACGGCGTTGAACACAAAGACTTCGTCCCCGATTTGGACCACGAGCCACGTGTTGCCGCCATACGTTTTGTGCCGAATCGCCCAGTAGCGTTGGCCGGTGGTCCAGTGCGGGAGCTTCACGGTGGTGGTGGGCTTGACTGGGAAAGCGTCGAGGCATTTCAGTTCGATCCAGCCCGACATCGGGCGGTCGTCGGTGGCGGGCGAGGCCTTTGTGCTGAAGTACAGGTCCGGCGTGTCTTTTTTAACCCGGTTCTCGACGCGTTCGAGCATGGCCCGGTGGCCGATTTTGCGGACCAGCCAGTCGTAAAGCTTCTGCTCAGGCAGTCGCACAGTCGCTCCGATACCTCTCCGAGGCCTTCCGTGGGGTCTTCCTTGCGTTGGAGGGTATAGTACCGGTATGGTAATAGCTTAACATGTCTCAAGCGTCTTCCGTGGGCTTCGGTGGGTCATCGTCCAGTGGGTCCCGGTTGATTTCGTGGATCGCCCACAGAAGCGTGCCCACCCCGAGAGCGAGGAAGGCAAGCAGGATAAGGGTGGCGTCGGACATGCCACCGATTGTACATCACAGAGCCTTTGCACGCAAGGCATTGGCCAGCCGCATTGCGGCCACGCCCGGGTTGGGGGCGTTGGTGAAGATCGCCGGATCGACGCCGTATTTCGCGCACAGTTCGAGCCGCGCCTCGCGGGTTTTGTGCACGGCGAGGAGCTGGGCCACCAGATCCGGGGTCCGGGCGGGCTTCGGAGGGGTCGCCGGGGCCTTCCTTGGGGTCTCCGTGCCGCTTGTGGCGGCGGGTTGGGCCTTAGGTACCGGGGCGGGTCTCGGTGCCACGGGAAGCCTTCCGGTAGCCTTGCCGCCGACGATTACGACGCCCGACTCGGTGGTGTATTTCGTGCCGTTGGCACGGGCGTACTCGCCCTTTGCCCACCAAGGCACGTAGTTGGGGTCTGCCACGGGACGGGGAGAGTGCTCGGTCAGGGGTGCGAAGTCGATCATTGGTTCACCGCCTCTCCGATTTCTTCGATCGCGGACTCGACGTCGTCGATCGCGGACTCGAGCGAATCGTTGGCCGACTCGAACGCTTGGGCGATCTCTTCGATGCGCTGGCCGTTGTCGGACGCTTGCAGACCTTCGGGCATGTTGTCGAAGCAGTCTTGCTCCTCAGTCGCGAGGTCTTTCAGGTTGTCCATCGCGAAGCGCAGGGCTTCGATCGCGGTACGGACGGCGAGCAGTTCGGCTTCTACTTTGGCGCGGCGTTGCTTGTTCATGGTGTTGTCCTCTATCTGTTGGTTGAAAAGGTTCTATTATAACACAGGTGCCATACCTTTGTCAATCCCCCCCATCTTCCGTTGGGAGAACCGAAGCCAGCATTTCGCACACAGCCACCGGCCGGGACGGGTTTGGACCCCGCCTTCGGCCAGCCGCTGGGCTTGGCATTTCGCGCAGAAGTGCGTCATACCGGACGCTTCAGATCGAGCGGCAGGGCGT